TTGGCACAGACGACTATGCAACCAGCAACACAACAACCAAAGCCTTTATCGGCTCAGACGGTACTACAGCCTACAATTCGACCACATCGAATGCTGCTGCATTGACTGACGCTGCTATTCGTCGCACTATCCAGCGTTTGGATGACAACGACACACCAATGGACGGTCGTTTCTTTGTTATTCCCCCATCAAGCCGCAACACGCTGATGGGCTTGGCTCGCTACACTGAGCAAGCATTCGTTGGTGATGGCAATGCCATCCGTAACGGCGAAATCGGCAACCTGTACGGCATCCCTGTATTCGTTACATCCAACGCTGACTTTGGCGCTGGTTCTAGCGGTGCAGATCGTATCTGCTTGATGGGCCACCGTGATTCGATGGTTTTGGTTGAGCAATTGGCTGTTCGTTCACAGACTCAGTACAAGCAAGAGTACCTCGGCACTCTGTTTACTGCTGACACTCTGTACGGCGTCAAAGCCATTCGCACTGCGGCTACTGTCGGCGCAGCTCTGTCGTCATCGGCATTTGCTTTGGCTGTTCCTGCCTAAATAGACTCCCCGCCTACGGGCGGGGATTTTCAACCTAATTAGGAGAGTTATTATGGCAACAGCTTCAGCAGTAACCGTACGCGCAGGTAACGATCAATTCCGTGGCCTGTTTTCTGCAACGTGGCTAGTCAAAGCCACCCTCGACGCTGGCTCGCTGGATGATGGCGTTGGCGAAACTGATGATGTCACCGTTCCAGGTGTGGCATTAGGTGACATGGTTCTGGCAGCTTCGCTGGGTGTTGATTTGGTTGGTTTGACTGTCACTGGCTATGTCAGTGCAGCCAATACTGTCAAATTCCGCATTCAGAATGAGTCTGGCAGCACTGTAAATCTAGCATCAGCAACATTGCGTATCGTTGTAGCACGTTCATTGGCGTAATAATCGGGGGCTTCGGCCCCTGATTTTGACGGGGGATTTATGGTTCCGCAGACGTTTCCTTCTACATTGGGTGCTAACGGTCAGACGCAAATGGTGGTCTATAAACTGGCATCGTTGACCGGATTAAAACGCTGGTCGGACTACATACCCGTTAAAACGTCGGTAACTGCGGGTCAATTGAACTCCTACGATGGCAATATGTACGCCAATGTGCTGGCGTCAATTACTGGCAAAAAAGCGTGGATAGATTACATTCCGGTCTATGAAGATACGGCGGCAACTGCCGCTTGGCAAGTTAATGCTGTTGGGTACATTCCGATTTACGCATAAGGGATTTATGGCTATTTTTAAATGTCTGCAAAGCGGTCAAACGGTTGAATTTACCCAACCGCACGATATTGAAAGCATGAAAGGCCATGCGGGTTATATCCGTATTGATGAGCCTGAAACTTCGGGTGATAATGACGAACATCTAGTAATTATGCGGCCACCAGAGGCGCAAAAACGGCCTGGAAGGCCAAGGAAAATAGACCATGTCTGATATTGATTTGCGTGAGTTCGGCAAGCTAGAAGCCCAAGTTGAGGTTCTTCAGGTTGAAGTGACCGCCTTGCGCGATGACGTTAAAAAGCTGTTGGCAATGGCCAACAAGTCCAAAGGCGGTTTTTGGGTCGGCATGGCTATTGCATCAGCCATTAGTGGCATGGCGGCGTTTGTAATGGATCGGGTCTTTTTTAAGTGATTTAAGGGGGTGCGTATGTACGGTGCGAAAAAAGTTGGCAAGGTAATGAGTGAGTACAAAGCCGGTACGCTGCATAGCGGCAAGGGCGGCCCCGTCGTAAAGAATCGCAAACAAGCCGTAGCAATCGCCATGAGCGAGGCCAAGATGCCTATGCGTGGCCAGAGAACAGCCAAGAATAAGGCCAAGAAATAATGAAGGGCGTACCGCACTATCTGCCCAACGGCAAACTTTACACCGGTGCAACGCACAAGGCGGGTAAAACGCTGATGACGGGCGAGAAGCATACAAAAACTAGTCAAGTTTTAACGCACACTAAACCCAAACAGAAAGGGTCGAAATGAAAGCCGGACTTTACGCCAACATTAACGCGAAGCAAAAACGGATAGCCGCTGGGTCAGGCGAGAAGATGCGCAAGCCTGGCACTAAGGGCGCGCCGACTAAAGCTGACTTTATACAGTCGGCCAAGACCGCTAAAAAGGTCAAGAAATGATTAAGCGTGGCAAGGAAGAGTTTGCTGGGTATAACAAACCCAAAAAGACGCCTGGCCACCCAACCAAAAGCCATGCTGTATTAGCGAAAGCTGGCGACGAAGTTAAGTTGATTCGCTTTGGCCAGCAGGGTGTAAGCGGTAGTCCAGAGGGCAGCAAACGCAATGAAGCGTTCAAAGCGCGGCACGCGCAGAATATTGCCAAGGGCAAAATGAGCGCGGCGTGGTGGAGCAATAAAATAAAGTGGTAACAAAAAGCGATATAAGTTCTTTATAATAGGGGCAAAGGCTTCTTCCCAAGGGGATAGGCAAAAGCTGGCTCTGTGTGCATTATTACGGGGAAGCAATGACCTATCTACAAATTGTAAACTCTATTCTTGTGCGGCTGCGCGAGCCAACGGTGTCAACCGTTGCTCTGAATTCGTATTCCAGCCTAATTGGCAAGATGGTCAATGATGCCAAGCGCCAAGTCGAAGATGCCTACGATTGGAATGTTCTCGGCCAAGAAATAACCGTTACCACTACCTCCGGCACATATATCTACGCGCTGACCGGCGCAGGTCAAAAGTTCCGCGTATCCAGCGACCCATTAAATATCACTAGCAATCTCATCATGCAACAGATCAGCGTGGGCGATATGCGCCTACGCCAGAATCTACAGCCTACGATTAGCGCTGTTCCAACACAATATTGCTTTGAGGGTGTTGACGGTAGCGGCGACGCACAAATTCAACTGTATGGCCGTCCTGATGGCGTCTATAACTTGAAATTCTTTGTCACTGTACCGCAAGCAATACTAACATCAGACAATACAAACATATTGGTTCCTGATGTACTGGTTGAGCAAAACGCATACGCTAGGGCATTGGTTGAGCGCGGCGAAGATGGCGGCTTATCCTCTTCGGAAGCGTATAACCTTTATCGTTCCATGCTGGCTGATTACATTGCTTTGGAAGCCACACGCTTTCCAGAAACACAGGAGTTTGTTGCGGTATGAGCCAAGCACTTGAGCGATTTAGTATATCTGCCCCTGGGTTTTTCGGGTTAAATACGCAAGACTCGCCGTTAGATTTAGCCGCTGGGTATGCCCTGACTGCAACGAACTGCATACTGGACAAGTATGGTCGGATGGGCGCTCGCAAAGGTTGGACGAAGGTCAATACCAGTTCAGGCAATTTGGGGGCCAATGATATTGGCGTAATCCATGAGCTGGTGCGAACCGATGGCTCGGTGACGACTTTATTTGCTGGAAACAATAAGTTATTCAAATTAAGCGGTACAACTGTTGATGAGCTGACCTACGGCGGTGGTGGTACAGCGCCCACCATTACAGCAAGCAATTGGCAAGCTGCGTCGCTCAATGGAATAACGTATTTTTTTCAGATTGGGCATGACCCACTAATTTACGATCCTGCGGTTAGTTCGACGACGTATCGCCGCGTAAGTGAGAAAGCTGGTTATGCTGGCACAGTGCCGCAAGGCAATATCTGTATTTCGGCATATGGTCGTTTATGGATTGCTGGCAGTGCAACAGACAAAACAACGCTAACATTTTCTGATTTGATTGCTGGCCATATTTACACCGGCGGCACATCCGGCACATTAAATGTCAATAATGTGTGGGCTAACGGCGCTGATGAAATTACAGGTTTAGCGGCTCACAACGGATTTTTGTTTATCTTTGGTAAGCGCCAGATTTTGGTTTATTCAGGCGCTACAGCACCCAGCACGATGACGCTATCGGACACTGTGGTGGGTATCGGTTGCCAATACCGTGATTCGATTCAAAGTACCAATACAGATGTGGTGTTTCTATCTAATTCTGGTGTGCGATCAGTGCTGCGAACGATTCAAGAAAAGTCTGCGCCATTTCGCGATCTCAGCAAAAATGTTCGTAATGATTTAATGCAGTTGGTTGCCGGTGAATCGCCAGCGAATATCAAAGCAGTCTATTCAGAAGTTGATGCGTTTTATCTGCTGACGTTTCCAACAGCTAACCAAGTCTATGTGTTTGACACGCGCAGCGTCATGCAAGACGGTTCGGCTAGAGCTACTACGTGGAATCATATTGAGCCAACGGCATTGTGTGCATTGCGCAACGGTGATTTGTTGATCGGTAAAAACGGTTACATAGGAAAATACTCTGGTTACTTAGATAATGGCCAGACGTATCGAATGTCGTACTACACCAATCACGCTGATTTGGGTGACGTAACAATCACATCCATTGTTAAGCGTATTTCGATTGTTGTTATTGGTGGCTCTGACCAAGTAGTAACTGTTAAATGGGGCTACGATTTTTCTGAAAGTTATCTATCAGAAAATGAGCAAATACCAACTCAAGGTATTTCTGAATATGGTATTGCAGAATATGGCGCAAACAGCGTTCCACTTTCTCAATATGCTGGCGGTATTGTTATTCAGACTTTGACGACTCAGGCGACAGGTTCTGGAAAAGTAGTGCAAACAGGTTATGAAGCCGAAGTGAATGGTTTTGAATTGTCGATTCAAAAGATTGAAATTTTGGCTAAACGTGGCCGCATAAGTTAAGGGGCAAGCATGTCTGACTATACCAAATCGACCGACTTTGCATCTAAGGATTCGTTGCCATCAGGCGACGCAGCCAAGATCGTAAAAGGTACGGAGATTGACACTGAATTTAATAACATTGCTGTAGCGATTGGTACAAAAGCCGACTTAGCCAGCCCAGGCTTTAGTGGCAGCCCAACAGCGCCAACACAATCAAGCGGCGATAACTCCACCAAGTTGGCAACGACAGCGTTTGTGACGGCAAGTATTGCCGCTGGAATTGTTTCAACGCTTGCGTCAACTTATCCCGTTGGCTCGATATATACAAACGCGGCTAACAGCACTAATCCAGCTACATTACTTGGCTTTGGTACATGGGCTGCATTCGGCGCTGGTCGAGTGATGGTTGGTTTTGATGCTGGCAATCCGTTATTCGATACAGCGCAAGAAACTGGCGGCTCTGCTGATGCAATTGTAGTTAGCCATAGCCACTCTATTAGTGATCCTGGTCACGACCACAACATATCAAATGGAACTAATGTTATTAGGGATGGCGCTCCGCGTGAACGGGCAGATGGTGGAAGCGTTAGCTTAAATATTGATAATCTTAGTATCGACTCAAATACTACTGGAATATCAATTAACTCAACAGGCTCATCAGGCACTAATGCTAACTATCAACCATACATTACTGTTTATATGTGGAGACGCACTGCATGAGTGCTGCGCTTAAAGAGTTGGGTGGTGAGATTACTCACCACTTTTCAGATGGCTTGTATGCCAAGGAATCATTCGTTCCTGCTGGCACAGCCATACTAAAACACATGCACGACTTTAGTCACTTGTCTATTCTGGCCAAAGGGCGTGTAGCCGTGATGAAGGGTGAATTGATTGAGATCATTGAAGCGCCAGCGTGTATAGAGATTAAAGCAAACGTAGTTCACGGCATTAAGGCCATGAGCGATTGTGTATGGTTTTGTATCCATGCGACGGATGAAAAAGACCCGTCTAAGGTGGATGATGTTTTGATTAAGGGGAATTGATATGCCAGTCGGATTTGCTATGGCAGGAGCCAGCCTACTTGGTGGCTATTTACAAGGCGAGGCAGCCAAAGACGCCGCACGGACATCAGCCGCAGCGCAAGAGCGCGCAGCCAGGTTAGCTGCTGAAGAAGCGCGATTTAGGCCCGTTGGTGTTACGACTCGATTCGGTACTAGTCAATTCACCACAGGGCCAGAGGGCCGCGTAACCGGCGCAGGTTATACCCTATCGCCAGAACTGCGAGCCTACCAAGATCGTTTGATGGCGCTAAGTGGTCAAGGATTGACGCAAGCCGAAGCAGCGCAAGGCATGTATCAGCCGCTAACGGGTGCAGCTACTAGTCTGTTTGGTTTGGGTGAGCGTTATTTAGCGCAAACACCTGAACAGGTTGCAGCTCAGTATATGCAGCGCCAACAAGACTTATTGGCTCCTAGCCGTGAACGTCAATATGCACAACTGCAAAACCAACTGTATCAAACTGGCCGAGGTGGTTTGTCTGTTGGCGCAACGGGTATGCGTCCAGGTGGTGGTGCAGGTCTAGGCGCAAGTAATCCAGAATTGGAAGCGTATTACAACGCATTGGCTCAACAAGACGCAGCATTAGCTGCCCAAGCTCAACAAGCCGGTCAGCAGGAGCTGGCATTTGGCACAGGTTTGTTTGGCCAAGGTGCTGGATTGCTGGGTCAGTATCAAGCGGGTCAGATTGGTGCATTGTCGCCGTTTACTACGTATTTGGGCGGCGCTCAAACGCTTGAAAGCCTTGGTCAGCAGCCGCTAGATATTGGAGCGCAGTTAGGCGGTCGTAGCGCCAACGTTGCCGGTTCTCAAGCGCTATTGCAAGGTGGTTTAGCATCAGCGCAAAGCATGCAGCAAGCCAATGCTTACAGCCCATTTGGTACGGCATTGCAAGGTGCAGCAGGAAGTTTACAAGCGTATCAAAACCAACAGAGACAAGAGCAAATGTTTAATAGGCTTTTTGGTAATACTGGAAATTATACCGGCGCTCCACGTACTAGCGATGCAGCAAGTTTTAACGCATTCCAAGACCTTGGATCAGCTGGGAATTATTAGGAGCAATCATGGCAAGCGAAATTTTAGGTTTGTTTACCACGCCAGAAGACTATCAAATGCGGCAACAACAAGCGCAGCAAAATCGCGCTTTGCAGTTTGCTCAACTTAACCCATTTGAGAAAGCTAGTTACGGCATCTATCAAGGCGCTGGCCAATTGGCTGGTGCTGGCGCTCAATTGTTTGGTCTGCAAGACCCACAGTTGCAAAAAATATCTATGCGTCAGCAAATATTAACCGGTGGGGGAGGTATGCCGCCAGTTAATTTAAACGACCCACAATCAATGATTCGTGCTGCAAAAGATATGTTTCGATTTGACCCTGAATTTGCTCAAGGGTTGATTGTTGCAGCTAATGATTTGGCAAAAAATATTGCTGAAACACGATCAAAAACAGCTACAGCGGCAAAAACTGAATTGGGCATTGCGCAAGAAGAAAAGCTGCGCGAAGAATTAGGCCAGCTTGGCCCAACGCCTACTAATGAACAGGTGTTAGCGGTTGTGTCTAAGTATGGCTCACCTGAAAAAATAATGGGAGTTTTGCAAGCTACTCAGACAGCGGAAGCCCAAAGACAGGCGCGTAAAGATGAAACAGCTGCAAGACTTGAGCAACAAGCGGCTATAGAAAAAGACAAAATACAGGCCAGAAAAGACCTTGCAGAAGCTGAAGCAGAGCGCAAACGTCAGGCCGCAATAGATGCTGCAAAAAATCAACGTGAACGTGATGCAGCTAATAATCAAGCTAAGTTAGAAAGAATTGAAGCCGATAAAAGAGCAAAAGCTGAAACAAAAGCATTGATTGAGGCATCTAAACCACCAAAAACTTTAAGCGCCGCACTTCAAAAAGAAGAAACTGCAAATTTAGAGAATATAGACAAATATGATGCTCAAATTAAAGCATTGGAAGAGCCAATTAAAAACTTAATGCCCGACCCAAAAACAGGAGAGCCAATTTTAGATTTAGGTTTAGGAAAAAATTTCTGGAATACTTTGGTTAATAAAGTCGGATCATCTACGCCACAAAGCAGGGCTTATGAGGAATTACAATCAGCTATTGATACAGCAGTTAATATTAAAGTAAGTGCTGAAAAAGGTGTTCAAACAGATAAAGACGTTGTTCGTCAAGCTAACGCTCTTATTGCTGCAAGTGGTAGAAATGACACTAAAGCAACACTTCAGGCACTAATTAGATTTAGAGATGCGGTAAAAACTGATAAAGAAAAAACACAGAAAATTATTGATTCTCGTCGCAAATCTCAAGGTGTTGAGCCATATTTTTCGTCTGGTGGCTCAAGGGTAATTGACTTTAATGACATAGGAAGATAACGACATGGACGTTAAATTACCCAATGGCGTGGTTGTAAAAAATGTGCCAGATGACATAAGCAAAGATGATTTGTTGGCTAGAGCCATACAATCCAATTTAATAACCAAAGAAGAAGCTTACCCGCCAGCAGCGCCCAAGGCATCTACATCCGTATTCGAACCAGCAATTCCTTATTCTGGAGCTGCTGAAACAGTTCGTGCTGGTTTCCAAGGTTTAACCCTTGGCACATCCGATGAAATAGAGGCGGCTTTTCGTACTGGTCGCATTAGCGGCCCTCAGTATGAAAAACTGCGTAATGAATTACGCGCACAACAAGAGCAATTCGGCCAAGATTATCCTAACGTCAAAACACCCATTGAGTTGGCTGGTGGCATGGCATTGCCACTTGGATTTTTGCAAAAAGCAAAGCAAGCATCTACTGGCACTCAAGCTAAATTGGCTGGCGAGGGGCTAGGCGGTCAAATGCTCCGAGGGTTAGGCATAGGAGCCGCCACAGGGGCTGCGTCTGGCTATGGCTATGCCACCAAAGATGTTGGCGAGGAAACGGTCAAAGGCTCTATTTTTGGCGGTGCATTAGGCGCAACAGTGCCGGTGGCTATTAAAGGCGCTGGAACTGTCATTCGCAATGTTTACAATTCATTGGGGTTGGGCGACCAACCTGGCGCTGCATCACGCATTTTGGCCAACTACCTACAAAAAGATAATTTAACGCCCAACGAAGCAATGGCCGCGCTAGATGAATTGCGCCGCATTGGCGTACCCAATGCCACGATTGCTGACCTTGGCGAGAATTTGCGTGGATTGGCTTACAGTGCTTATGTTGTGCCATCTAAAGCCAAGACAGGTACTCAGAATTTCCTAGAGAGCCGCATCATTGACCAAAAAAATGATGTGGTTAAAGCATTAGCTGAAAAAGCAAATTTAGATATAAATGCTAACGGCTATGAAAGATTAAACAAGTTAATTGAAGATCAAAGTTTAGCTGCGAAAAAAGCATATCCGGCTGCCTATAGCAAAGATGTTTATGCTAAAGATTTTCGTAAATTCATGGATCGTGATGTTTTTAAAAAGGCATACAGGGAAGCTGCTGATCGCGCTGATGTGCGCGGTGAAAAATTACCAGATTTAGATGTGTTATTAAGTGATCGTCGTGTCCCAACGGATGTGATGCACCAAATCAAAATCGGTTTAGATCGCGTTATTGAAAAAGAGACGGATGCAGTTACTGGAAAAGTGACTGGTTATGGTCGTGACGTTATTCAAGTAAAAAATGATTTTAATAATTTACTAAAGCAAAAAAACCCAACGTATGGCAAAGCCAATGCAGAATTTGCTGATTCTGCAAAAATTCAAGACGCATTTCAAATGGGTCAAAAGTATCAAAAGTTAGACCCTAAAGAAGCTGCTGCAAAAATTAAAGCGTTTAATCCTGCTGAAAAAGAATCTTTTCGCATGGGCATGATGGCCGACATCAACAACCGCCTTGGTGATTTTAAGGGTGGTGATTTTACGCGCCAAGTGTTCAAGAGTGACAATCAGAAAGCATTAGCTAGGTTGGCGTTTGAAGACCAAGCCAAATACAATGAATTTTCTCAACTTGTTAAATCTTTAGACGAACAAAGCAAAACAGCTAAAAAAGTTATTGGTGGATCGCAAACAGGCGAGCGATTGGCAACTCAGCAAGGAGCAAGTGATATTGCGCAAATTGCTCAAGGTGCATCACAAGGTGGTTTGCTTGGAACAACCACGGCATTAGCTAGGGCTTTATATGGTAGGTCAAAAGGCATTAGCACAGAAACATCCGAAGCATTACAACAGCGTTTATTTTCGTCTAGTCCACAAGAGCAAAGGGCGATTCTCAATGAACTTCAATCTCGGACTCAACGCAGACCTGTGGGCTTGTTATCTGGTGCTGCTGCAACTGGCACTGCTACTGGAATCTTGGGCGATTGATGGATGCCCTTCGCACTGATAGCAGCGGCCAATACGGCCATTGCGGCAGCAAAGGCTGGCTGCAAACTGTACAAAGATATAAAGAACGCTGCTGGTGATGTAAAAGAAGTTCTGGATGATCTGAAATCGCAGTTTAGTAAAATTCAGAATCCAACAAATGAGCAAAAGATTCAATTTAATGAGGAAGTTCATAAGGTTCAGAAGATTGCTAAATCTGATCCGAATGATGCGCTAGGTGACATCGGCGAACATTTGGGTAAGTTCTTAGATGCGTATGACTCTATTGAGAATTTGTTTTTGCAAGAAGAGCGAGAATCAAAGAAGGTTTACAAGGGGGAAGAATCAGTTGGGCGGCGCGCTTTACGTCGCGTATTGATACGTACCAGGCTATCCGCACTGTACGCAGAAATACGAACAGAAATGACGTTTAATGCGCCGCCTGAATTGGGTGATTTGTTCACTAGATTTGAGAAAATGTGGGAGCAAATTCAAGAAGAGCAGCGAATAGCTAACGCAGAGGAACTGCGTCTTTTACAAGCGGCAGCCGCTAAACGTCGGCGCATGATAAGGCGACTTAAGGAAAATGCGACATGGTTTGGCGCGGTTCTGTTCGTAACGATATGGCTAATAAGCGTCCTGATAATGATAAAGATGAGCAAGACAACATCCCTTGGGTACTATTGATATGTCTAGTGTCAATGGTTCTTATGATGTGCGTCGCTTTACCGTTAATCGGCTTGGCGATTATGGACGCCAACAACGCGACGAATGCGGCGATTATTGAAGTCGATAGGATGCGCAGAATACGCAAATTGATGATGCGTGAATTAGAGGAAAAAAATGCTAACCCTGAGCCAACTGAAGCAATTACTACCAAAGAATAAATATGTCGAACATTGGCATCATGCTCTTAATCAATTGCTTCCTGACTATGACATTAATACCGCTGCTCGTATTGCTGCTTTTATAGCGCAGTGCAGTCATGAATCCGGTGGGTTTACGACTCTCAAAGAAAACCTAAATTACAAACCACAATCTTTACGCAGACTTTTTTCTAAATACTTCCCTGATGACGCTATTGCTAACCAGTATTGTGCGCGGCCTAACAAGCAAGAGGCTATCGCAAACCGTATTTACGCTAACCGCATGGGCAATGGTGATGAATCTAGCGGTGATGGTTATCGCTTTTGTGGCCGTGGGCTTATCCAACTTACTGGTCGGTCAAACTATCAATCCTTTGCCGATTCTATTGAAGTGGATGGCCGCCCACTAAAGATTGACGAAGTGCCAGAATATTTGGCCACGTTTGAGGGCGCAGCCCAAAGTGCTTGCTGGTTTTGGGAGACTAACAATTTAAATCAGTGGGCCGATAAAGGCGACATTCTTACATTAACTAAGCGAATCAACGGAGGCACAATTGGACTCGAAGATCGTAAGAAGCATTATGAACATGCTCTTCATGTGCTTGGCGCTTAGCGCATGTGAGCGTTTTCGGTATTTTTGCCAGGATCCAGAAAATTGGAATCACCCAAAATGCCAGCGCCCACGATGCGCAGTAACAGGAACCTGCCCGGATCAACTGCTAAAGCCGGA